TCTTCACTTCTTTCTCCAGAACAACAAGATTCAATTACTTGTTTACATAGTTCACATTGTATGTGACTTTGAATATATATTCCATTTATCCAATTAAAACATAAATGGCAAAACATTATTCCTTCTTAAAGCGAGCTGGAGGTTCTTCCGCACGTGCTTCTGTTGGCCTAAATATGTTTTTAAATTTTTCTCCAATAAATTCAAGAAGTGCTTCTTCATTCTTTTCTCTTTGACCTTTCTCTCCATCTTCTTCTACCTTTGATGGTGGTGTTTCAGCATCAGAATCAATAAATTCTTTTTCATCAAGCCCCGGTAGTGCCTTATCAGTAGGAGCGTCTGCTCTACTACGCATCTGTAACTGAACCTCATTAATTGCATAGGCATAATCATCTATAATCCTATCAGCAAGTATTTCTATATCTTCTTGTGTTAAATCTTTTGGAAGTCTTCCATCTTGTTGTTGTTGTCGTAATAATAATTGTAGTTCTCTTTGAAACTCTGGAATTGTATGCAACCTACTTTCTAATGTTTTAAGTGCCCCAAGAGAATTTAAATCCGTTCCATGCAATAGAACTGAAGCAGTATCCCCAAGACCTTCAATTGGTCTATATTCTTCTAAATTGAAAATATTATTACGTTTAAAATTAATAATATCATCTAATGCAGATATAGACTTTACATCAGCCATTATACCAGAAGGAGTTACACCTTGTAGAAAGGCAGAACTTGGTCTAGGCGAATAAGTACGAGCTGTTTGTATACCTGGAGGTATAGGCATCTTTTCGCTTACACCAGGTTCATATGCTCGACCACTTTCTATTGTTTTTGTTGCTCGTTCCCCACGATAATAATTATGTAACATTTGAATACGATTATAAGTTAATGGGTCTTTTTTATTATATAATATTTTATCTTGATATCTTTGTCCTATCTCATCTAACATTATTGACCTTTCTGCAGAATCTCCAAGACCTTCAACAGGGTCTATTATAATAGGAATATTTTTAGAATCAGAAAAAATATACTCATATGGTGTATTTATAAATGGATTTTCCCACTCTTTCGCTGTACCACCTATATAACCTTCTAGGATTTCTTTATCTTTACCTTGTATAGATATTAATTCATCAAGCCAACTTGGATTATAGGATTCAAGTGTTTTAATCATTTCTGCATTAGATGTAGGCATCATAACTTCCATGGTACTTCCTGCTTTCGCATTCTTTTCAATGTTTTTTCTTATTTTATCAAGAAACCAGTTAGCTTGTCCTTCTTTTTCAGTATCTTTTATTACATTGGCTACTACTCTACCTATTGTATGAACAAGTCCAGCATCATCTAAAGCTCCTCCACTTCCGAATTGATTCTGTAAATTCCCAAATCCAAACTCTTCTCCACGCCCTGCTTCTAATGTACTCCAAACATTACCAACGGCAGTCTGAAATAAAGTTCTATCTTTAATTACTCCAGGAGTTTGTTTTTCTAAATCATCCCATTTAAATATTCTGTTACCCAAAGTATCTGTTGTAAAAAATGAACTAATATTTTTATAACCCATATTTTGTAAAAAGTCTTCGTTAGCTAATGCCATTCTTTTCTGAGTTTCTTCTGCATCAACTCCAACAAGTTCTGGTCCTGGGTAATATTTGGTTAAATCAAGAGGCACTTTATCAGGTGTAGTATCAACACTCACTGGCTGTACTCCCTCTTGTACACCTACATTTGGAGTTGTTACTAAAGTTGCTGTATTTTTTGGTATACTACCATAACTAGATAATGCATTATTAATATATGTTTGCCTATCAGTTACACCTTTTTTATATTGGGCTTCAACATTATAGCCATACATTTCTTGACCCTCTTGACTTCTAGCCAACATATCTTGATGTGCTTTATTTGTTTTATCTCTCCAAAAGTCTACTCCATAAGCACTTTCTGCTTCCGCTAATACATTATATACACCTTCTGGACTATTTTGAGCTTTATCAAAAAAGCCTCCAGCCCATAACTCATCTGCGACATATTTTGGAACACCAGCATCTATAATGTGATTATAAGCACCATATTTTTGAGTTGCTAGAAGTTCTTGACTAGTCATATTATCTATACCTTTTAATGTAACTGCATCAGTAAACTGTGCATTCCTTTCATCATTTTCTTTTTTTATCCTTGCCTCTTCTTGCCAATCCGTAACCTTTTGCTCCATTACACCACCGGCTATTTGTCCTACAGGACTTACTGCAACATCTTTTAACAAACTCATTAAACCGCCTAAAGCCATTTTATTGTCCCCCCGCCATTAAACCTACTTTTTCAGATGATTCTTTAATATCTTCTTTAATTTTGGTTATAGATTTTATTCTTTTTGACTCATCAGATTTTTTACTAACATTAAAATCAGCTAATTGTTCTCTAAATGTACTATTAGTATGGTCACCTATTAACATTCTAATATTCTTTAATTTTGCCCTCATTCCTATTGCTAGTATTTGATTAAATACGATTTCAGTAAGAAGTAGACCTAAATCTGGAGTCCACTTTCCTTTTACAAATCCAGAAAATATTACACTTTTTGTTAAAGCTTCAACAGATACTCCCGAATGTAATAATAAAATAATTTGTTCCAATTTATTTGGCTCATGTAATAAATCCCAAACAACTTCTGCTGTCTCATCTAGTTTTGTATATTGTGGTGGATGCTCCCATGAAGCATTGCCCGGAGTATCAGTTAAAGATTGTCCAGGTATTGGTGCGTCAAAAGGATTACGAATATCTGTTGATGCCATTATGCTACCTCTCCGCTATTAATATAAGTGCTTAATCTTTTTTGCCACAAAAAACTAATTGCACCAGGGTCTTCGGCAATAAGTGGACCAGGAAAACCTGCTACTTTTGAACGACTAACTCCTTCTGGACCCATCATAAAAGCACTATAATCCAGTCCTTTAGGTATATAAGCTTGATATGATAAGTCTTGTGCATCTCCACCAAAAACATTTTCTGCTCCTCTTTTAAGTTTTTCTTTAAATTTATCTGTTATAAAAGAAGTTGCAAATGCCGCTAAAGGATTTCCTCCTCCACCTGCTTTCGTTCCAGAAAAAATATTATTAATTAAATCTTTAAACATTATTCCTCTCTTATTATTTCCATAGGCCAGTAAGAAACCGCCCTATTAAATTAAATATTCTATCTCCACTCGCTTTATCAGCTAAGTCAAATTCCATTTGTCTTTGTAGAGCAGCAACAGCCATATTATGTGCTTGATTTTGTATATTTTGAGATGCCTCTTGAGTCCACGTTGCCTCATCTCTCCATTCTTGCCAAAGAGATGATAAAGCAAAGTTAGACATATTTAATAAATTTTGAGCATTTGTTTGATTAACTGCATTTGTTGCTGCAGTATTAGCTGTATTAATTTGTCTACGCCACTGTGCATTTGATTGGTCTATGACTCTTTGGTTTTCAACATTAAATCTTTCTCTTGAATCTTCTAACTGAGAATTAAATTGATTAATAACTGCTGTTCTTTCCGCATTTGCTCTTTCAACTCCTATTTGATTATTTGCGTCCATTGCAGAAATTTTATTTTTTTCACTTGTTGAAAACTGATTCATAGCATCTGCTCTTTGTGCATTATTTGTTCTGACTTGCGTTTGTAAACTATTAAAAAATTGGTCTACTTGATTTTGACTAGTTGCATTGAATTGCGCTGCTGCATTCTGGGCTGATTGGTCTGAAAATAACTGTGTTTGTCTTGCTGCTAAATTTTGTAAATTAGCTTGTTGTGTATTTGTCAAATTAGCCATATCCATTTTAATATATGAATTGGCATTTGTTATAGCTGCTTGCTGTCTATTATTTAAATTTTGGAAAATCATTTCCTTATAGGCTTGAGCATCAGCCGCAGCAATTGGAGTTGCCGCTTGCATAACTCCTTGAGCTAAAGCTTCAGCATACATACTTGATGCACCCATTCCTCGTTTAGCCATATTAGCTTCTACAAGTTTTTGTGCTCCAAGTGCCCATGAAGGAAGATTTGTTCCTGTTGTTAAAGCATTTGTAATTTGTGATTGAAGTCCTGCTAGTTGTCCGGTAACAGTTGCATCAGCAGCTATTTGCCCAGTTTCAGCAGTCATAGGTTGAGTTACAGTACCTTGAGCTGCTGCCATTGTCGGAGCAGTACCCACAGTTGTTGCTGTATATTGTTGAGCAGCCATTGTTGCAGGGTCTGTTACTGCTGCTGTCGTTGGTGCAACTGATGGTGTTATTGTTGGTGTTGTAGGAGCTGTAGGTGTTGCGGCTGTAGGTGCAGTTGTAGCTACTCCAGGTGTTGTTGGTAATTCAACAGTTCTTGCTTGTAATGCTTGAGGTGCTAATAATTTACCTCCTACTGGTAACTCTGGAGTTTTTACAAGTTTCTTCATTTTCTCCAAAGTTTGTTGTGATGTTACTCCTTGTGGTTGAGGTGTGACACCTGTCGGTAACTGAACTGCTGGTAATTGTATTGTTGCCATTATTTCCCCTGTCTATTATATTTTTTCCACATTTTACGTTTGTGTTTATTTAAAGGTCTACTTCTTGTTGAATGACCTATTGTTGTTTTCTTTTTTATAGGAGTGAAATACTCACTTCTTGTATATATTAATCCCATTAAGAAATCCGCCAAAAATAAGTTAAATTAATAAAAAAAGATTGCATTAGAGCCATATACAGCGATTTAAATGAATCTAGTGACCCAAAGTACCTAATAAGGTATAACTTTTGTTTATGAGCCTGTTAGGGCCCTCTATTAACGTATTCAATAATTTAGCCATTATTTTTTCTATTTTCTTTATTCCATCGTTTATTCCAAGCCCAATTGCTCATTTTCCCACAATAAACTTCTAATAAACCTAGTATAAAATCTTTCATTATGGTTTAGTAGGCCAAGTTACATTTTCAACATCTGAAACTGTACTTAAACCGCTTGGTAAATCTCTAAGCTCTTGTCTATAAGTCGTCATTTCTGCCGACATTGTAACATCGGATAAAGCATAAAAATCTGTCTGTGCTAATAGATAATTTCTTCTTGTTCTTAGTTCAGAAATTGCCCTATCGAAAGCACCATCAGCCCATGCCTGTTCCTCTAAATCTCTTGCTGTCTCCTCTTCCGCAGTAAATTGAACCTTTACTCCATTTATATTGTGATATCTAACCATTATTTTTCTCCATTATATTATCCCCCAAAAACGCCATACATTTTTATGACCCCATCAAAATTCCCTGTTGACATATCGAACTGCACGGCATCTACAGCACTGGCAGTATTTAGATACCCCCCAATTTTTGCACCCCAAGCTATAGGAGAGGTACTTGCATCTGCATTATGCCAATCAATATAAAAATGCTTCATAAGTGCAGTATCTGCTGGATTGAAAAGGTGCATTTCGCCAACACCTGAATGGTCTGCGTCATTTCCAATATTGTTGCTTATTTGTTGTACTCCTGTTCCAGCTACATCAAAAGTTGTTTTATAAGAAATTCCAGTTGTTCCATCATCTTCTGCGTGTTCTAATCTATAATAATTTGTTGTTTTAGAAACATTATAATTTGAACCACCATCAATAGAAAAATTGACTTGAAACCTTGCATCTGAAGCTGGGTTTAAATCATAAAATCTAAATATATATTCCTTATATGTACTGTCAATTCCGCTTGTAATATTTACATCTGTGGTATCACTTGCAGTAGTAGTAGATATAAGTTTTTCCCTTCCTATTCTTGTAGCATTAGCAGGAAATCCATGATTATATAATAGTGTTGAATAAGTAGTCATTTACAAAATCCCATACATATTTATGACCCCAGAATCAACATTACCACTTGAAAATTTGAATTGCACTTCATCTATAGCACTTGTAGTATTTATAATTCCCGATACATGAGAAGAATTGCTATAATCAGCCGCTTCTGAATCATTGCTTACTGCAATAAATTGTTTCATATAGGTAGTTGAAGAAGGGTCGAAAATAAAAAGTGTGCCAGAAACGCACTGGTCGCTATCATTTCCTGTTTCTGTAATAAGAGTTCCTCCACTTAACCATTGTAAAGCTGTTCCTTGTCCTTGGTCGCCAGCATCATTTATTCTCATAGCCCCACCACTTCCATCTTCTTTATGATATGAGTTTAAAGAATTAGATGTAATTGTTTCATTATATCCACTTCCACCAGCCGCATTAAATTGCACTCCAAAATTTACGGCATCTGTCGCTGGATGCATCGCAATAAATTTAAAAACATAGGTCCTGTAAGTATCGTCCATAACGACATCAGACGAGCCATCAGCGAAGCTTAATGTAGAATCTGAACTGGCTGTAAGAGATTTAATAAGACACAATGCTCCTGTATCTGTTGAAGCAGGAATAAAATTATATTTAATACTTTCATATGTTGCCATTAAATTACCCCAAACATTTGAATTTTTCCAGCTTGTATTTCACCACTATCGAATTTAAATTGCACGGCATTTACTGCACTGGTAGTATTGTAATAGCCTTGCGTTTGTTCTGCGACTACATAATCAGACGCTTGTTGGCAATTCATTTTAGCCATATAATGCTTAACGTAGGTTGTCGAGGCTGGATTGTATAAATGTACGAGCCCAGAACAAGTTTGGTCAGCGTCACTACCTACAGAATTACACAAAACATTAAATCCTGTTCCTTGTGCCTGGTCTCTGTCGGTACTATACTGAAATGCTTGGCTATTATCCGCCTCATTGTTGTATATTTGTAAATATGTACTTGTTGTAGCTACATTGTAATTGCTACCAGCATCTATACTAACTTGCCATGTAAATTTTTTATTATCTGTTTCAGGATGTATTCCTGTGATAACAAAAACATATTCTTTGTAAGTAGAAGAAATACCACTTGTAAAACTTGCTGTAGTATCCGAACCATCAGAAGTAAATGTTGATATTAAATACCAACCGTCACCAGCATAACCATGGTCAAAATATTGGTCATATCGTATTGCATTATAAACTGCCATTAAATACTCCTATTTATTCTTCAATAACCAGCCTTGAGTTGAATCCACATAAACTAAAGTGAAGGCTGCTCTCTCTGTACTCACTGTTAAATCTGCGGCTGTGCCTTGAATTGGTTGACTATTTCTGCCAACAGTTAAATTATTTGTATCAAATGTTCCAGCATAATCAATAATTGAAACCTCATCACCTAAACTTGGAGAAGCTGGTAAAGTTACTGTAAATGCACTACTTGTTGTATTTGCAAAAACACCTTCACCAGCAGATGCTGTATAAGCACCTGTTTTAATAGCTTGCCAAGAAGTACCACCACCACCACCAGCATCTTCCCAAGCTGGAGCTGCTCCTGCACCACCACTGGTTAATACTTGACCATCGGTTCCATAGTTAGCACCTCCAATACCAATTTCTCCTTGAGAGGTAAATCTAAATTTTTCTGTAGCTGCCTCTGAATGTCCTGTATAAAATATTAAATCTGTCGCATTTACAGAAGAACTAAATGTACCTTGAGCAATAGCTTGAATAGAAGCAGCAATAGTAATAGCATCTGTACCACCAGCTTCATGTGGAGCTTGGAAGTCTATTTTTCCTATTACATCACTTGCATTAACATCTGTTAAAGATGTAGCTAAAAGCAATTTACCTGTACTGGTAGTAGCATCAGCAGATGCTCCCATAATTCTAAGTTGGTCTGCACTTTCATCCCATTCTAGATATGCACCAGCAGAAGCACCAAAAAACTTAACATCATGTCCTGTATCATCAACACCGACTGTTAGTGTACCCAATAGTGTTAATGCAGCATTAGCTACAGTTAAAAGGTCAGTATCATCAGTATGACCTATTGTTGTTCCATCAATTAAAACATTATCAATATCTAATGAACCGCCACTAATTAATCCTGTTGTTGTAATTGTAGAAGAACCTGTATCAATAGTTCCAAAACCAGAAGTTATAGAACCCGAATCCAATGCTCCAGTTGTAACAATATTACCACCACCAACACTATGACTTGCAAAGTAAGTTGATACTGTATCAACATTAGTCATTCTCATTGTGCCAGCATCATTAATTAAAATACCGTCACCACTTGCTACAGCAGTTGTCCCTCTTGCAGTATCTCCATCAATTAAGTTTAATTCTGTAGTAGTTACAGTAGCACCATCAAGAATTTCCAATTCTGTTTCTGATATTCCGGCACTACCAATTGTTACAGTTCCTGCGAACGTAACATTTGCACCACTGAATGTCATAGCAGTAGTTGGAGTAGAACCTGATTTAATTATAAGTTCTCCGCCAGATTGTGTTAAACTACCATAAGTAGTCCCATCATCTTTTAATGTAACATCAGCACCACCTGCATCAAGAACAATATCTCCTGCAGAATCTAGAGTAACTGTTGTTCCATCTGCTTCAAATGTTCCATCAGCAGTAATAGTTATATTGGCTGCTGCAGCCGCATCATCTGTTGTTACAATACTTAATGTACCATTTGTTCCTGCAGTAAATACTGCTGTATCACTACTTGAACCTGTCATGGTTACAACTTTGCCATCTACAGCAACATCATCTACAGTGAGAGCTGTTAAAGTTCCAAGACTTGTTATATTTGTTTGTGCGGCTGTAGATAAAGTACCTACAAAAGCAGTAGAGGTAATTGAAGTTGCTCCTGTAACTACTCCTGCATCTACACTAATTGTACCATCTAATAAAATTGCTGAACCAGAGGCAGGTTCAATATTTATTGCTGCTCCAGAATCTAAAGTTAATACGCCTGCTGAATCAATATCTACTGTACCATCTGCTGTTATTTGAATATTAGCCGCAGCAGCAGCCGCATCAGTTGTTACAATACTAAGAGTTCCGTTAGTTCCTGCTGTAAATACTGCTGTATCACTAGAAGAACCAGTCATAGTTACAACCTTACCATCTATAGCTACATCATCTACAGTAAGTGCTGTTAAAGTACCTAAACTTGTTACACTACCTTGAGCAGCCGTTGCTAAAGTACCTGTTAATGTTCCTGTTACAGTTAAATTATCATTGATTGTTGTTTCGGAAGTTGTATGCCCAATTGAAATTGGCACACCAGATGTTGCAGTACCTAAAGTAATACCATTTGATGTATTAGAATTATCAATATTTAATGATGTTGTTGCATCTAGTGAAATAGTTGTACCATCAACAGCAAATGTTCCATCAATATCTGTATTATCTAAGTTAGCTGTGCCGTCAACATCTATGTCACCTGCGAGGTCAATTCCTGCCGCACCTGCTAAGACTAAATCATCTGTTGATGTGTCCCATAACATATAAGCACTTGCTGTATCTCCAAAAAACTTTACATCATGTCCCGCATCATCAACTCCAACTGTAAGTGTTCCTCTTTGAACAACACCATCTGCTGAAGTATCCCATAACCAATATCTACTAGCTGTATCACCAAAAAATTTAACATCATACCCAGTATCATCAACACCAACATTTATTGCATCAGAAAATTTAAATAAATCCTCATCTTCCATCCATGTTAAAACACCATTATTTGATTCACCATCAAATGTGACAGCAATATCTGTTCCTGCAGTACCATCGCCAATGGTAATTGCAGTTCCTAATAATTTAGTAACAGGACCACCTTCAGCAGCAGTTCCATCATGTGTATGACCAGTTGATACTGCAAATGCTGCTAATAATTGGTCAAATTCATCATTAAAATGAGATGCTTCAATCGTTGAACCATCTACAATATCCCCACTACTTTGTCTAGTATAGGTTGCTCCCATTATCTTCTTCCTCCATTTACGTATTCCATCTCATATCCTTTTAAAGATAGAGGTGTTTTATTACTTGCATCATTTAATTTTAATGCTACAACAAATCCAGAACCTTCAACTGAATGTCTAGCTAAAGGTATACCAGATTCTGCTGCGTATATTGCTGTTCCATATAAACCAGTTCCATAAAAATTTTGCCCACCACCTTCAGTTATAGAATATGCAGAAGGTTGTGGAGTATCTGTATTTTCAAAATTATATCTTAATTGAAATGTTTGATTAGTTGTGTCAATGCTATCATTTGCCTCATAGTTTAATAAAACTCGTTGCATAGTTTTTCGTATTCCAGGGTCGCCTAAAGCTAAATCTGGTGACCTATAAAATGCCGATATATTTGCTGTTGTTGATGCGTATGTCCATACATTACCCGATTGCATATTATAAACATAACCATCGTACCCACCATAAATAGTGGTTTCTGTATTACTAATTAAATCTGTATCACAACAAGCAGGTTTTATTCCCTTTAAGTCCGCATATTCAAAACCTAAAGTACCTGTTTCTGGATTTACTTTTAACACAGCAATAATTCCTTTTGAACTTGTTTCTACAGTATCAGTTACAGGATAAAATAATCTATATTGTGATTTAGCTCCAATAACAGTTGAAGTAATATTATCATACCCAATATCAGCAATACGTGCTTGTATTTGTTTTGATACAGTTCCTAATTCTACGTCACCAATTCTTTCTGTACCAGCAATTGTTCTAAATCCATCTTTTGATAAAAATATTAAATCACCACCCAGTTCTTGAATTGAATGGTGTGATATTGTTCCAACATCTTTTGCAACTTCAGCTTTAGCAAAATCACTCGAACTGGTCCCGGTTATTTTAAAAATACTGTCTTCGCAAAAAACAAATAATTCATCACGGAAAACTTTCATTCCAGTAATAACATCACCAATCTTAATTGTTCCACCACCTGTATCAAAATCATCTTCTGTATAAGGCCCAGAATATTGCAATGTCGATGTTGCATCAGACATACCCGCATACCACATATGATTAGCAAATGATTTTACGTATTTTGGGTTTGTAGGTGCAGTTCCACCACCAGTTGCATTTATAATATCCTCAGTATAACTTGTATTTAATGTAAATGCTGCAGCAGAACCTGTAGCAATAATTATTTTGTCATTGCCATCAAAATTAAATTTATCAAAATCATAAGTATATGTTGTACCTTTACTTGTAGCTCTTGATGTCCAACTTCCTGATGTAGTACCACTATAAACTGTACCTCCTCGACCAGCTATAACAATATCATTAAAAATAGCCACCATCATTAATCGTTCAGTAGAAGATGATACTTGTGTTACAATTGTAGAATTAAATTTTGCTGTTCCTGTTAATTTTCTATATCCGCCTGCAATATCTGGCTCAAAATTTTGTAATTTTAATGCCTCTCCCGGTTTCATTGAAAATACATCTTTATTTAAAACTAATCCTCCGTAACAACTAACAACTGTTGGTGATATTTGAGAAGTATTTGGCATTTTAATACATTGATACTCTTAAATTAACTCGCTCATCTCGCATATACTCAGGTTTTATTACTAAATCATTACGTAATCTTTTTAATCCTGCTTCAAATTCTTTATTTGCAATTAATGCGTGCTCGGGGTCCGAGCGAAGATTATATGCATAATAACTTGCTCTTGATACAATTAAATCTGCATATCTGTCATCTAAATCTGGAGAATCTCCATGTGCGGATAATTCTGTATGTTCTTTCCAATAATCAAATACTATTCTATAATCACTTTTATCTGGAATTGGTGTTAATCCTAATTTACCACTTTGTGTTTTATACACATAACATGGTTCAGTATACGAGGTACTTATATTTGCTAAATCTCTTTCAGAAAATCTTCTTACCCAATCATCAAATGATATATATTTTAATCTTTGAGGACTAATATTTCTAGATATACGAACATAGTCAATATCCATATTTGTTGCCGTAGATGGATTATTTAAAGTTACATAACTTGTTTGAACAGTTGCTGTAAAGGTTGTATCTAATACTTTACCTTCACCAAAATCTTCTACTGTTAATGTTGTACTTAAATTCTGAGTTCCCTCTGCTGCAGTACCAACTTGTACTTTTAGTGCCTGTCCTGTACCTTCAGAATCAAATGCTTTTACTTGTATTCTATATTCTGCATCTTTTGTTGTAGAAAATGATTGATATGCAGCATAATCATTTAATCTCATTCTTCCATTTCCACCACTATTATAGGCTCCACTTCCGGAACCTGCAATAGTTGTCCAACTACTTATATCAGAAGTAAATTCGCCATTTGTTAATAATTCATTTGGTTTTAAATAGAATGTATCCCAATCTATTTTACGCCATTGCAAATCTCCAGAAACTGGTGAATTTGCTGTTGGTAGTGCATATTCCCGTTGTCCTGCATTTGTTATATGATATGTTTCTTTATGAAGACTTGGAAGTTCTTCCAATTCATTATATATATCATGTAAAGCTCTATTAACAAAATTTTTAACAGCAGTTTGAATACCACGACTACTACTAAAATTAGAAGATGTCATTTCAACTTCATTTAATGCATTTAAAGTTCTATTTGATAATGTTAAATATGTTGCCATTATGTATCAAGTCCTGAATTATTTAATTTATTAAGATTTCTTTTAGGTAGGTTAATTTCTAAACAGTATGTTTGTACGAAGGGTTTTCTATTTACTACTGATTCAACAGTTAATATATAATTCTCTATAATAGATTCCTGTTCTTCACATTTTTCTTTTTCATCATACGCAGTAAAACCTTGATATGCTATCGTATCACTATTTTGATATACTATTACAGCTAATAAGAACCATACTTTAATCATTAATTTATTTTAATTTTTCTTTTTTATTAAGCAAAGTTAATACTGTATCTAATTTATTTTCTAAATTAGCCACTTTATCCTTTAATCCAGTATCTTCATTTGAAAATAAAGGAGTAATAGTTTGTCCTGTTGAAATTATTTTTCCATTTGAAGCTACTTTTTTTTTTATCATATCCCATTTAGCCATTTATTCTCCTATAAGCAAATTATAAATTTTTTCTTCTTGTTGATTTGTAAAAACATTTTTCCATTGTTTTATTTTACCAGTCTTAAAAAAAATTC